GGAATGAGTAGCCGCAAAATTAACGGGACCGGACATCAAGGAAGTGGAAAAGAGTTCCTTCTTCTTCTTCTTAGCCATCAGGGCTCCGACCTCTGCTGGGTGTAGGCTCTGCGAAGTCGTTCGATGTAGACTAGATCGGATTCTTCAGCAGTGAATCCTTTGCAGATTAAGTTAGCAGCAGGGACATACAAACTCTCAGCATCACCAGCACCGTTAGCAAAATAAACTCTAGTCCAGTGTAGTCTGTCACTGGCCACTGCATTTCCACTTCCGAATGTATCGCGATCGAGGATGATGTATCTTAGACCTACTGTGCCGGTTATTGTTGCATTAATTCCGTAAGTGGTTCTCTCTCCATATACGACTTCCATCAAATCAACCGTATTATCTAGGAAGCCGGGTGCATCTTCGGAAACACCGGGAATCCCCCAATTGTTAATCTCATTGTCAGTTATCCTTCTGGTGGATAAAATGTCAAGTTGTGTAAGTTCTGGAATTCCAGTAGTGCCACTGGCGATCAACATGGCAGTTTGAAAGTCCACTCCCTCTATGAAAGTGGTGAGGTCTTCGATTGTGTACCCAGATAAATCGATGTAAGTCCGATTAACTAGGTATGGAATTGTATTCCATAGCACTTCCCAACCATTAGTAGCATACGCATCGGTATCGGAGCCATAGTTTAGAATGACAAAGGAAGCACCTATCTGCTTCATCAGTTTGCGAGGGGTAGGGTCTTCAGCCATTCATTTCATCCTCTTTGCTTTTGCATGAGCCTTCTTGGCGAGGGCAGCGAACGGTGTCCGGGGGTGCTTCTTCTTGAGTGCCTTGTATGCCTTCGCATACTTCTTGTTATACGCAGATGCCTTACGTTTGACCTTGCCCCCCACTGTCTTAGCGGCTCTACCTGCTCGGCGGATACCACCTCGCACCAGGGGGCGACATGCTCGTTCCGCAAATGCAGCGGCGAGCAGGGGATCTACTCCCTTCTCCTCAAGCGCCTTCTGGGCTAATCCGCAAAGAGCCACGGCTGCCGAGTCGGTAAGAGCCTCCATTGGAAGCCCTCAGTTGTCAGCCGCCGTACTCTGGATCGCAATGGCCATCCAGTCCTTGGTTGATAGTTTGACTACTCGGCAACGGATTCGAGCCGTAACATAGACAGCGTTTCCGCCTGTAACCACATTGTCATTGCCAGCGGTAACATACAACTGGTCATTTACGACAAGGAACATGTCCGAAAGACCGGAAGGTCCGAAGTTGTCTGGATAGATGTCAGTGGTCATTGTGCCAGTGTTGTTCGAGAAGTCGATGTTTAAACCACCACTAGCAATCAGAGATTGGTCATCACCTCGAACGAAAGCATTGCCGGGGTTCAAGTCAGTCACTTGAACGGTAAATGCCCCATCAGCACTAATCATCGATGAATAGGGTCCAGCAGCGAATTCGCTGGTGTTCTGGAAGATGAAGTCTACTTGGTCGATCGCAATCGCTTGGCCTGTCGGGACATTGATGTAAGCCGAGAGATCGATCGTTCCAGTTATCTTGTTCGCAGTCGGGTTAGCCGCCGGTAGGGTAATCGTCTCGTTCAGATAGAAACTACCAGTCTTTGCTGTTGCCATAGCGCCCCCTGTAACAATGCCGCTAATAAACATTACATTCATGCAAGTAGGTTAATCCTCTTACGTGACCACGCTTGTAGCCTAGCCCAACCCGGACTGCTAAGGGTCCACGCAGCCCCGCAAGCGTAGCGGAATAGGGGGTTCTCTCCTTCAAGTTATGCACCTTTCATTCTCCCATAATATTATTACAAAGGACTTCTTGGGTCGCCACATGGTACGCAAAAAGCAAGAATCTGGAACTTATGTCACGACTGTATGCATGACTTTACCACATGAAGTGATAGTGATTCTAGACAAGCATCAGAAAGAGCATGGTAACAACCGCTCAGCCACGGCGGCTCACATCATCAAGGACTGGAAGCGAGGCATCGAGGAGGGTGGGCGCCGTGGACAAGAAGAAAGAGAGACGATGGCACAAATACTGAAGGACGTGTTGGGCAAATGAAGTGCATGGCGTGTGGGAAAAGACTGAATCCTCATAATCATTTGATGTTCAAACTCTCTCTCGACGGAAAGAAGGTCAAAGACTCCGATCTAATCCAGCGAGGGTTTTGCTGCAAGGACTTGATGTGTTTAGCCAAGGCGACCGGGTGTGATGAAGAATGAGTAGAATATGCGAAACATGTGGAAATGAAAAGAAGAGCATTGAGGGAACACCTCAACAAATATGCACGACTCCATCGTGCATCACGATGATGATTCTAATGCTTGAGAAGGCGGGGATTGATTACTGAGTAGGAATGTATTGGGTCTTCCAGGGCGCCTTCGTCTCAGCGTACATTCGTTGAGTTTCTTGATAGTCGGCCGTCTCATCCCATCCACCTTCATGTCTATGCAGAGGGTCTACAATGACACCAATAATTCCACCAACTGCAAATCCTATGATGCCACCCATGAGAGCGCCGCCAGCGGCTCTTCGCCAACCACTGAGTCCAAGAAAGCCACCATATCCATAGGCTTCTGCAGGCGCCTTCGGATCTGCTAGCCCTGCCCGTCCATAATAAAGAAAGGCCGGGAACATTCCCCCTGCGAGGGATTGTTGTTGAAACCAAAATAAGACCTGCTCCTGAATAGAGAGACCTGCCCCATAACTGGAAATCGATGTGCCTTTCCTTTTGGTAGGCGTCGCCGAGGCGATGACCAGGGTGGGGGAATGAGTAGCCGCAAAATTAACGGGACCGGACATCAAGGAAGTGGAAAAGAGTTCCTTCTTCTTCTTCTTAGCCATCAGGGCTCCGACCTCTGCTGGGTGTAGGCTCTGCGAAGTCGTTCGATGTAGACTAGATCGGATTCT